CGACCACCGGCACAGGATTCGCGATCGCCGAAGGCAACCCGACGAACCGGTTCTCGTTGGAGGTGTGGCAGGAGGTCGCCGGATCCGGGGCGTGTGACGCGTCCGGGAACCAGCGCTACATCTACAATGCGTGGCCCAACGTCGGGGCGACGCAGCTCGGTTCCTACACGATCGAGAACGCGCGCTCCACGCTGGAGTTCACGTCCGAGACACGCGGTGCCGGTGCCACGTGGGACACCCTCATCGGCGAGGACTTCCTGCCGTCAGGTGAGTCGGTGGAAACGGACGAGCACTGGATCTGGAACGTGACCACGACGGCTCCGCCGACCGCGGCGTGTGACCCGACGACGCTGGCCGCATAGGCCGGGTCGGTGGTCGCGCAGTTCGGTCCTTGCTCGGACTGGCCGGTTCAGTGGACGTGCGACGTGGACACCCTCAACCCGGCGGTGACCGGGGTGGCGGTGTCCATGGCCACGGAAACCCTGTGGGCGTTGACCGGCCAGCGCTTCGGGCTGTGCGAGGTCACGCTGCGCCCGTGCCGCCGTGATTGTGGGACCGGCTCGCTCTTCGACGACTTCGGTCCGCCCTGGGCCGGCGGGCGGTCGTATCCGCAGCCTGCGCTGATCGGTGGGCAGTGGTTCAACCTGACGTGCGGCAGCTGTGCCGGCGACTGTTCCTGCACGAGCGTGTCGGAGGTGCTGCTGCCTGCGCCGGTGCTGCGGGTCGTCGAGGTGAAGATCGACGGGACGCCGCTCGTCACCGGGGCGTACCGGGTCGACAACAACCGGCTGTTGGTGCGGACGGACGGCGGGGAGTGGCCGCGCTGCAACGACCTCGCGCTGGCGGACACCGAGGCCGGCACGTGGTCGGTGACCGCGGTGTACGGGGAAGACCTTCCCGACGGCGCCGAGCTGGCCATGGGGCAACTCGCCTGCGAGATCGCGAAGGCGGCGGCGGGTGGGGACTGCAAGTTGCCGGCGGGGTTGCAGCAGTTGGTGCGGCAGGGTGTGACGATCAGCTATCCGGATGTGGGTGAGTTGTTCCGGCAGGGGCGGACCGGTCTGTATCTGGTGGACATGTTCGTGGCGACGTGGAACCCGAACCGGCTGCGGACCCGGTCGCGGGTGTACTCGGTGGATCGGCCGTCGGTGCGGAGAGCGGGGACCTGACATGCCGATGATCTCGGGCGAGTTGAAGTGGTACACCGTGGCCGAGACGCTGCGGCAGGCGGTGCATGCCGAACTCACCACCGAGCCCGAACGGTCGTCGGTCGTTCCGGGTGCGATCGCGTGGGATGAGTGTGACTGCGGTCTCCTCGCCGTCAGCGTGGCCCGGATCTTCCTGACCGAGACGTTCCCTGACGAGCTGTCCCGCCGTATCGGCAATGCATGCGACGCACCCTACGAGGTCGGCGAGGTCGTCATCCAAGTCGTACGCTGCGCACCGAACCCCGACGACATCGACCCGCCGACGACGGCCGCGCTGGACGCCTCAGCGCAAGAGGTACTGCGTGACGCGTACCAGATGTTGAAGGGCGTCTCGGTGCTGCTGTGCGAGATGAACCGGGACCGGGACATCGCCGACTTCATGGTGCGCCCGCTTACCGCGCAAGGCCCGTCGGGTGGCTGCGTCGGCAACGAGCTGCGCGCGTACGTCGCCCTCGGCCGGAACTGACCGAGAGGGGGCTGCCGATGTTCACGGTGTCCACCAGCTTCAACCTCGACCGGCGCCGTATCGAACGGATGCTGCGGCTGCCCGGCGGCATCGTGTATCGCAACATGGAACGCCGCGTCCGCCGCGCCGAAGCCGAAGCGATCCGCCGTGCGCCCGGCAGCATGGGGACCACGATCCGAGCACAGATCCAGCGCGGACCCGGCGGCGAGTTCCGAGGCGTCATCAACGTTCGGCACCCCGCCGCGATTTACGTCACGGGTGGAACGCGGCCCCACCGGATCGTGCCCCGCAGGCCGGGCGGTGTGCTGCGGTTCACGGTGAACGGGCAGGTCGTGTACGCGCGGTACGTCAACCACCCTGGGACCAAGCCGAATGATTTTCTCCGGCAGGCTCTGCGCGCGGCTCTCTAACCCACCGGAATGATCTTCGCGTGGGGGTACCTACCGTCCACCCCATGACCCAGCCCATCCCCACCGAAGCCGCGCCGGTCAAGGACTTCAGCCGTAAGCGCGAGCGGCTCGTCTTCCGTATCGACGACGACCTCTTCGAAGCCGCCACCGCGCTGCCCGGCAAGACCCTCGCCCGGTTCGCCACACGGTTCGCCGACATCGAGAAGACACCCCTCAACGAGCAGCTCAACGTCTTCGCCGACGCCCTCGGCATGGTCCTCCTGCCCGAGTCGAACAGCGTGTTCCAGAAGCGACTGGACGACCTCGCCAACCCGATCGAACTGGAGCAGGCGTCCGACGTCATCCAGTGGCTGCTGGAGCAGTACGGGCTCCGCCCTACCGAGCCGTCCTCGGACTCGTCCACTGGGCTGCCCAGCCCGGCATCTGGCACGAACTCGACGGACGCGCAGCAGCCCACGGTGTCGATCCCGGCGACCTTCCAGCCGACCGCTTCCTGAACTGGATCTACGCCGAGATGCTCACCCGGCTCCCCGTCCGGGACAACGAAAACCCCGACCGAGCCCGCCAACGGTTCGACGGGCAACTCGGCGTACGCAACTGGCCCCTCCCCGGCAGCGAACCCAAGGCCCCTGACCCGGCCCGCGACCCCAAAGCGCCCTGGTGGTGGGACAACGCCGAAGACGCATCCCAGACCTTCCTCAAGTCCATGGGGGTGAACCTCACATGAGCACCCCCGCAGGCGACGACCTCGTCGGCAACGCAACCATCCGCGTCGACGGTGACACCGACCCCGCAACCCGCGCCCTCGCCGGCTTCTCTCGGGACGCCCAAGGACGTATCCGTGACGTCCGCGGCCGGTTCGTCTCCGAAACCCAGCTCATCAACCGGACCGTCACCAACAACACCCCCACCCTCACGGTCAACACCACCCCCGCCACCAACGCCCTGAACACGTTCACCCGCGACGTCAACGGCCGACTCCGCGACGTCAACGGCCGCTTCGTCGCCAGCGGCAACACCATCAACCAGACCCTCACCCGCACGACCGTCAACGGCAACCGCTTCACCCTCAGCCTGAGAGGCATCGCCAACGCGGCAGGCACCGCCGCAGGAATCCTCGGCAAGGTCGGCATCGGCGTCGGCGCGATCGGCGCAGCCGCCGGAACCGCCGCCCCCCTCCTCGCCGGAATCGTCACCACCCTGGAGAACATCGCGCCGGCCGGGGCCGTTGCGGTCACCGGCATGCTCGCGGTCACGCAGGCGCAGGCTGCGATCCGGCTCGGCATGGTCGGCGTGGAGGACGCCGTCACCGCTGCGTTCGACAGCAGTTCGGCCGGGGCGAAGAAGTTCGACGAGGCACTGAAGAAGCTGTCGCCCTCCGCGCGAGCGTTCGCCACCGAAGTCCGCTCGATGGCCCCTGGGCTGCGGGAGTTCCAGCAGTCCATCCAAGAACGACTGTTCGTCGGCCTCGACGACGTCCTGAAGAAGCTCGCCACCTCCGCCGGGCCGACCCTGCAGAAGAACCTCAGGACCACCGCGACGACGCTGCGGACCATGGCCGTGGAGGCCGCCGGGTCGGCCGGAGCGCTGGCAGAAGAAGGCACTCTCGGCAAGGCCATGAAGGGCGCCAACAAGGGCCTGCTCAACCTGGCGACCGTACCCGCTCGCATCGTCACCTCGCTCGGCCAGTTGGCTGCGGCCGGAGCGCCGGCCTTCGACCGGTTCACCTCTGCTATCACTCGTACGGTCGACCGGATCAGCGAGAAGATCTCAACATCGTTCAAGAGCGGAGCGCTGACCGGCGAGGTCAACACGGCGGCCGATGTGCTGGCCGACCTGGGCACGGTCGCTCAGAACGTGTTCGGGATCCTTGGCAACATCATGCGCCCCGTGCAGGCGGCCGGCGGTGGGCTCGTTGGGACGCTGAAGGAGATCACGGGGACGCTGCGGGACGCGACGGCGACGGAGGGTTTCCAGTCCGCGATCAGTGCCGTGTCGCAGGTCATGGCCACCCTGGCGCGGACCGCAGGGCCGCTCCTCGGGCAGGCGCTCGCCGCGATCGGCCCGATCTTCACGACCTTGCAGGGCCCGGCGGAGACACTGATCGGCGCGTTGGGTGCCGGGCTGTCGCCGATCATCGGCGCGCTCGGGCCGGTGCTCCAGTCCGCGGCCGCCGCCGTCGGGGTGCTCGTCGAGGCTCTTGCGCCGATGCTGCCTGTGATCGGTGAGCTGGCAGCTAGTCTCCTGCCTGCGCTGACGCCGCTACTCAGTGCCGCGCAGACCGTGTTCGCCGCGCTCGCACCGGTCGTCCAGACCTTGAGCAAGACCCTTCAGGCAACGCTCGCCCCGATCCTGGCGCAACTGCCGACGATCATCGCCCCGTTGGCGGACATGCTGGCCGGACAGCTCGTCATGGGGATCCAGATCCTCGGCGACCTTCTCATCCAACTCGCGCCGTCTTTCGTCAGCTTGGGTCAATCCGTTGCGCAACTCATGGTGCAGGCAGCCCCCCTGATCGCTATGGTCGCCGGGCTCTCCACCCAACTGATGGGCGCCCTGCTCCCCGCCATCCAGCCGATCATCAACGTGGTGGTGACCCTCGCCTCCGCGCTCGCCGGGCAACTCGCGTCCACCCTGACCAACCTGATCATGCCTGCGCTGCGGCTCGTGACGGACCTCCTGCGCGGCGACTTCTCCGCCGCCTGGAACTCCCTGAAAGCACTGGTCAGCGGCGTCGTCGCCCACTTCACCGGCACCCTGTCCCGCATCGGCAGCATCGTCGGCTCCATCGTCCAAGGCGTCGTCGACCGCTTCCAGTGGCTGTACAACATCCTCATCGGGAACAGCATCGTCCCCGACCTCGTCAACGGCATCATCGCCTGGTTCACCCGCCTGCCCAGCATGGCCTTCTCCGCCCTCGCCTCCCTCGCTGGCGGTATCGCCCGCATCGCCACCACCGCCCTCAACCGCTTCCGCGCCGCGATCGTCTCCGGCACCAACACAGCGATCGCGTTCCTCCGCGGACTGCCCGGCCGCGCCCGCGGCGCACTCACCTCCCTCGGAGGAATGATCGCCTCCGTCGCCACGTCAGCGCTGTCCCGCTTCCGCTCCGCAATCTCCTCCGGCGCATCCAACGCCATCAGCTTCGTCCGCGGCATCCCCGGCCGCATCCGTGGCGCGCTCGGCGGCATCGGCAGCCTCCTGTCCGGAGCCGGCGCCGACCTGATGCGCGGCATGATCGGCGGCATCAGGAGCATGGCCGGCGCCCTGGCGTCCACAGCGAAGAGCGTCGTCGGCGGAGCGGTGAGCGCAGCGAAGAACGCCCTCGGCATCAGCAGCCCCTCCAAAGTGTTCGCCACCATCGGCAAGCAGACCGGACAGGGATTCATCAAGGGCCTGACCGGAACCCAAGCAAAGATCAAATCCACGGCCGAGAAAATCGCCACCTCCATCACCAGAGCCTTCCGCGGCCGCAACACCCGCGTCGACGACCGCCTCGTCGCGCTGGTCCAGTCCGGAAACCGGAAGCTGCAGTCGCTGGCGAAGCAGCGGGACGCGATCGGCAAGCAGATCGCCGACGCCCAGAAGTTCGCTGCCGACCTCACCTCCAAGGCCCGCGCCACCGGCTCCCTGTCGTCGATCGTGCAGGAAGACTTCTTCGCCCCGAGCTACGTCGAGAAGCGGATGAAGCAGTCACTGGCGAAGATCAAAGCGTTCACTGCGAACATCGCCAAGCTGCAGAAGAAGGGCCTCAGCAAGGCTCTGATCCGGCAGATCCTGGAGATGGGGCCAGAGGCCGGAGCCCAGTTCGCCGCCTCCCTCGCAGGCGCGGACGCGGCCACCATCAAGCGGTTCAACAAGCTGCAGTCCCAGATCGGATCCGCGTCCAGCAAGCTGGGCAAGCAGGGAGCCGACCTGCTGTACGACTCAGGGAAGAAAGCGGGACAGGGCTTCCTCACCGGCCTGAAGGCACAGCAGAAGAACATCGAGAAGCTCATGCTGTCCATCGCCAAGGGCATGCAGAAAGCGATCCGTAAGGCGCTTGGTATCAAATCCCCGAGCCGGGTCATGGCGGCCGTCGGCCGCATGACCGTCCTCGGGCTGGAGGGCGGCATCACTCGCATGGTCCCCGCCATCGACCAGGCCATGACCCGGATCGCCTCGGCTGTCACTTCCGGGGCACCCAATCTCCTGCCTGCCTCACTGGGCCTCACACCGCCGCCCGCCCTCGGTGTCGGAGCCATGCGTACCGGTACCGGCCCAACGGTGATCAACTACAGTCCGACGTTCAACTTCCGCGCAGAGGGTCCGGTCGGCTCCCAGATGGAGCTGCAGAACTGGCTCGTCAAATCCCTCGACAACGCCGCACGAACGGGCCGCATCCCCAAGAGCCTGAAGGCCGCCTGAGATGCCGGCCATCGAGGATCTTCAGGACGACTTCGACGACAACATCGTCGACCCGGTCAAGTGGCCGGACAACTACAACGACGGCCCCGGCGGCCTGCCCACCGAAGTGGGGGGCCGGGCCCGGGTGCCCTGCGACATCGACTTCGCCGCCTACGCATCCGCCGCCGTCTACCAGCTGGAAGACTCACACGCCTTTGTCCAGGTGTTCCCGCCGCCCGGCGCCGGCATGGTCGAGGCGTACTGCCAGCTCCTCGTCCTGTCCGGCGTCGTGGGAACCCAGGCCGTGTTCCAGATCGACGCCGCCTCCAGCCTTGTCCTCATGACCCTGCACGTCGGCTTCGTCGACGAGGGCGGCCGCACCATCCCCTACGACCCCGCGCAGCACGCGTGGATCCGGATCCGTGAGGATGCGGGCACCCTGTACTGGGACACCTCTGCCGACGGCCGGACCTGGGACAACCAGTACACGGACACCTCCCCGGCATGGGTGTCCGACACCGATCTGCAGGTGCAGCTCCTCGCACATTGCAGCCCCGCCGTGACAGGCGGCGGACCGACCGGGATCTACGCCGAGTTCGACAACTTCAACATCGAGCCGACCCTCGACGACGGCTACACCGTCGCCATCGACTGGAACGACGACGGCGACTACAACGACACCGCCGAGAACGTCACCGACGACGTCCTTGCCTCCGGACCCGTCACCTTCCAGTACGGCCGGGACCAGGCCCGAGCCCTGTCGCCCCCCGCTGTGGGCACCCTCGGGATGAGCCTGTGCAACGCCGACCGTATCTACTCTCCCGAGAACCCCGACAGCCCGATCGGCAACGACATTGCACCGGCCGCGCCCATCAAGGTGGAAGAGGTCATCGACAACGTCCTCTATCCGCTGATGAAGGGGCGTGTCGACACCTTCGACATCCGCACCGACCGCGGCGACCGCTCCGCCGTCATCACCGGCCTCGACGGGCTCGCCCTGCTGCGCGGCACGAAGATCAGCACCGGCCTGTACGAGGCACAGCGCACCGGCACCCTTGTCGGCGTCATCCTCGACACGATCGGTTGGACCGCGCCCCGCGACCTTGATCTGGGGGCGACGCACGTGCCGTGGTGGTGGGCCAGCCAGGCCGACGCGTTCGACATGCTCACTGAACTCCTCGCCTCGGAAGGGCCGCCGTCGATCGCGTACATCGCACCGGATGGCACGTTCGTCTTCCGTGACCGGCACCACCGGTTGCTGCGCGCCGCATCCCTCACCTCGCAGGCCACGTTCGCTCAGACCCCCACGGCAGACCAGTGCTGCGACCTCGACCCCGGCTTCGGTGAGGGCGGCTTCGGCGACTGCGGATTCGGAGAATAACCATGGCCATGACTCCCATCCCCGCAGGCACCACTCAGTGGGATGTCCCCGTCAATGAACGGTTCCTGGAACTCGACCAGCGCCTGACGCA